AAAATCTTTGTCTGCTGGACCGATTGTTGAGCGGTCTGTTGAGTCGCTGTTGCGATCTGCTGTTGTTGCTGACCTTTGCCGTGACCTGTCAGTCTCTCCACGATGGAAGACAGGTCTTCCTTGCTGCCGCGAAGTTCCGCCGTCAATTTCTCCTGATGCTCTGCTGCCTTCTTTTTGGAGTCGGTCATCGGAGGATTGAGAGACGGGTTTTTCATTCCTGGAATCTCTTTGCCGCTTTTTGGAGCGAACACCGACGTCGGAAGTTTTGCCATTGCCGCGTCCACGTTGGCCGCAATCTTCTTGCGTTGCTGCTCAATCATGGACCGCATTCCGCCGTTGTCTTTGAGTCCTTCCTCAATGTTCTTGTCCATGTCCGTGAACGCCTTGGAGAACTCATCACCAACGCCGCCGCTCAGTTGCTCGGTTGCTCGACTGAGAATCGTTGTCCAGTTGCCGCCCTGCTTGGCCGAGGCCAGCATCGTTCCGGTTTCCTTGTCATTGAAACCAGCAGCCGCCAAGTCCTTCTTGTTCGAGAGGTCCGCCCGTCTGCCGAATCGCTTTTCGAATTCGTCCAGCTTTCCCAGGAGAGGAGTTTTCTCGAATATCGTGGAAACTCCCGCCCACATTGAGGCGATGTTGATTCCCATTTGCTGGACCGGTCCTTCGATCGCTGGAACAAGTTTTGTCAGGCTCAAATGAACGTCATACAGTCCTTTGACGGCGATGTTGCAGAAGTCCTGGACCGTAACGGATGCTCCTCGAAACACGCCTTCCACCAATCGAGCCGTCTCCAGGAAGGCCGTTCCGAGAGGTCCAAGAACCGCTCCAGGAAATGGCCGCAAGAACTTCGCGAGGTCCGCCAGCATCGAACCAAACACCTTGAAGGACTCGCGTCCTTCCGCCGTTGGTCCAATCAAATCTGAGAATCCGCCTGCGATTTCCTTGAGCGTTGGTCCGAGAACCATCCCCAAATTTTCCGCGAGGTCGTTCGCCATGTTCTTGGCTTGAGTGATTGGTGACGCGAGGGCTTTCGCTGCTCCGCCGAATTCGGTCTGGAGTTCTTTGAGAATGAGCTTCTGGGCTCCTGCTACGTTGCCTGCCTGCTGCATTGCCTTGATCTGGGCAAGCTGCTGTTGTGTGAAACTCACACCAACGCGACGCAGGGCCGTGACACCTTTGATCGGATCGTTCAACGCCTTGCCGATTTGGACGACCGAGGATTGAAGGTCTTGCCCCATGATCGTGGAGAGGTCTTGAGCGGAGGCAATCGCTTCCTTGAAGTTCACGCCTTTGATTTGCGTGAAGGTCGCGAGGACCGAAGCTCCTGCGATCGTTTGCTCGTCTGAGAAATTGGTGGCCTTCTGAAGCTCGGCCGCGTAATCCTTAATCTCCTTGGAGGAGAGACCAGCCGCGTTGCCGGTCGATCGCAAAACCGAATCCAGTTTCTTTTCGGCTCTGATTTGTTCGCCTGCCGCAGACAGGACGTGTTCGAAACCAAAGGCCAGACCGATCGGAGCCGCAATCTTGAGGATCGAACTAACGAAGCTCGACGTTTGACCTTGAATCTGTTTCATTCCGGCAAGGTAGGGGGCTGTCTGTAATTTGATCCCCGCGACTAAGTCCCCCATTGCTGCCATTGGATTTGCTGACTCCTAAAGCCGTTCGAACGTTCTGTTGTGTCTCCTCAACCGTCGCCGGTTCGCCTTCGTTGCCGAGATACCGCATCAAATCGTCAGGAACCTCGAAGCCTTGTGAGGCCAGATGATTCCCAACCGCCGACCTCATTCGCATGTCGTCGCGTTCGTCTCCCCAGGGGTCCATCAGCCATAGAACCCAAAGAGTGTCGAACTCCTCACACGTTATTTCGTCAAGGTAACGCTGCCAGTCAAACCGTCCGGCTGGGACGCAAATGTATCGGATGGCCCATTTGAGACTGTCAGCGTGACGGAGTTTCCCGCGAGGTCTTCCATCCGTTTTTCAACTTCCTTCATTCCTGCCAATTCCATCGCCGCGTCAGCGATCTTGTCCAAGGCCGAACCTGGAAGTTCCGATAACCTGTCAATGTCCGCCTCTGTGAACATCAGGCCGTTTGTCTCATCAACAACCGTCGCAACCGCCAACCGTTCGCGGAATGTTCTCACGCGATTTGGAATCAAGCTGCCTTCCTTGTCGATCCGCGAAGCCTCAAGTCTGGCTCTTTCTCCTGCCGTCATCGAACGAACGCGAACCGTTCCACCGAGTTCAGGAACATCAACGTCCTTGTAGGTCCGTTCGCGTTTTTTGAAAAAATCATCCCTGCTCAACATCCGCCAAAGATTTCCCTTCTTGTTCTGGATCAGGCGAGTCATACCGCTTGTTACCGGTTGCTCGACCCATCGCGAGTTTGTGATACCGTTCCTTCGCTTCCTCCAGTTCGTCTGGAGTCATCGCCGCCGCTAATCGGCATTCTTCATCCCAGCTTTCCGCATGACCATTTCTGACCAGCATCCAGCAATCTTTCCCCTCAACGATCGTTCCGGACGGCTGAAAGGAGTTCTTGCCGTCCGGTCCATCGCCATACGAGTCCCAATACAATTTCGCTTTGATAGTCCCGCCTCTCGATTAGCTTCCAAACTGTGTGACTGGCCCTGTGAGTTCGAGGTCAACGGACATCTTGAGTCCATCGCCCATCTTCACGTCTTGGCCGTATTGGAGACCTGCCGACGTGAATAACTCATCCGCTCCGCCACTGTTCGGATAGATGGTCTTCCAATCCGTGTTGCCTTGACCGATACAGCCGACAATCGCCTGATGACCGCTCAATGTCGGATCAAGGAAGACCTCAAAGGAGACCTTGCCGGGTTCGGTTGCTCCGGTTTGAGCTTTTTCTTTCCAAACGACGCTGTTGGTATCTGACGCAGAGTCCAACGTGGTCGCGTCAAAGGTCTCATCTCCGCGACCGCTTGTTGAAATGCTGATAACCTGAGCAACAGTCGTGTACGTCCCCGAAATCTTTTGCTGGAGGACGGTCCCCATACAACTCTTCTTTGCCATTCACACCTTTCGAAAACAAAAAGGGGTCGCTTCACGCGACCCCCATGAAAGGTTTGTGATCTGACAAGCCGAGTTAGCTATTCACGACCTGACCCTATGATTTAGTTGTGTTCACAGTGAACTGTGAACTGAGTTCCGCCGTTCCAATTATCTGATCCGTCCAACGGATCGTTATCGAAATCTGCTGGTTGATCCACCGTACAACCGAACAAGGTTCGGCTGCCCATTGTAACGCCAAGTTGTGGTTCCAAGAACGTCACTATCGCGTCCGCGATTTCAATGTCTGTGTTCGGTTTGCTGCTGTAAATCTTCACTTGAACGTCAGTAAATATCAGACTGCCATCGTTGCCGGAGAGGTCCGCGTTCCGGTCTCCATCCAGGCGACTGACGACCGCGTAAGGCTTCGGCTTGTCCTCATCGGCTCTGCGAACGTAAACGCCTTTGAGTCCTGCGAAGTTCTGCTGTCTCACCAATGTTGCGAAGTCACTAATCATAGAGCTTTCAAGATCCCGTCCCAGGCGATTTGGCGTCCGACGCGAACCGCTTGCGGCCAGACCGCTTCCGATGCCTGTTTCAAGAACAAATGCTGTTTCATAATTCCTGTATAGCGTTTGACGTTGCCGGTTGAGACCAGTTGTCCCCGCCGTCCTTTGGCTCTGGTCGTTGCTCCTGTGTATCGAGGTCTGGAACCGAGAGTCAGCAAGTGGGCGACGTGGAGTTGTTGACTGCCTTTGATGATGTTGCCTTTTTTGTTCAGCTTGCCGGTCGGACTTTTGCCGACGTTGATTCCAGTTTTGGCAACTTCCTCTCCGGTCTTTTTTGACTGACCGACACGCATTCCGATCGACTGCTTAAGGACTGGATGCGGAGCCGCCGCCTTTTGAGCCTTGGCGACAACTCGCATCATTTTCGTGATCGCCTGTTTGGCGATCTTGTTCTGCATCGCCTTCTCCAACCGCTTCATCCGGTTCAGGAGGGCTTTGTCTCCAGTGAGCTTGAATAAGGCGTTCGTTTTGCCGGTTGCCATTAGTCAAACTCCTTTTCCGTACTCTCCTCCTCGACCGCCGTCATCAGAAGTTGCCGCTTCGTCATGTCTGGGTCATAGGCTGTTTCGAGGTTGAGGATCTTGTTCTCGAATCTGATCCTCATTCGCTTGTTAATCCGCTTCGTCAACGAGTCATAACGGACGCGGATTTCATACGTGGTCAACGCGACCTGGACCGAACCGTCAGGGTTCAGAACTTCTCTGGCCCCCGTCGCGACAACCTTCGCTCTGCGAGAACAGAACTCGACCCAGTTGTCATCGACCGTGAAATCAACGTGTCCGTCTGTGTCCGGTTCGGTCGCCGATCGTTCCTGTTCGATCTTGATCGGAAAGCGGAGTTCGCCAGCAAGGAGAGGTTTGACCGTCAGAGGCATTAGG